TCTCCATTAGAGGTACTAAAACAATTTGTAAGAGCTGTGCCTGATGGATTAACTAAAGGGTGTATGTCATAAAATACACCTCCAGAATATGCATATAATATTCTATTTGTACCTATAGCAGCAAATTTAGTTGACGCTGAATTAACAAAATGATGAAGTTTTCTTGCTACACCAGTTAACTTGGACTCTCCTAATTGATTCCAACCACCTATTTTTTCAGGAGTACCATATCTAAAACGTACATTTTGCCCATCAGTCCACTGTGATTCAGCTCCTGTGGGTGTAACTTGTTTATTGAATCCGGGTAAAAATCCTAGTTTTTGTAGCATATATTAAAACCTGTTTACTAGGTGTTATATCAGATTGTGAGTGATTTCAATAGGTTTTAAGCAGAGGGAATCTGTGGTGGATCATCCCCCTGCAAGTCTAATGTATAGACTATTTTTAAGATTTTGTCAACTTAACGCCTTTAAACCAAGCAGGTAATCCTAGTAAAGGTCGTTTATCTAAATAATTTTCTTTAGCAGTTTTTGAATTAGCTTTATTGTAATGTAAAAATACTTGTCCACAATCTTTGCCAGTAAATTCTTCTCGCCAATGTTCTAAATCACAACCAGAATAAATTAACATATCACCTGGTTTTAAATCTACTTTTATACCTGCTTGACCTGTTTTACCTGTAGGATCAAGATAGATAGGCCATGGGTCGCCACCTAAATTTAATGTTGTAGATACTTCACATGAATATCTATCTTTATGTCTGGCTAATACGTCACCTTTTTTATATATTCTTGAATAGGAATATGTAGGACTTAATTTAAGTCCAGTGTGTTTTTCCATTACTGGTTTTACTTCCATTAATAATGTTTCCATTGCAGTGTCACTATAGTGTGAATAAGTATTAGGAACTTGAGAATCGTTCCATACACCAAAATATTCTGTAAATGGAGATATATATTTTTGATCAAATAAAAATCTTGCAACATTTCTTTTATTTAAAAAATATTTATAAACAAACTCTGCTAATTCAGGAGAAATAGCTTTTTTTAATACTGTGTATTTATTATTTTTGAACGACATTTAATACTCCTTTTGGTATTGCTTGACAGTTCCAATGTATAAATCTAAATGGACTATAACCCATATCTACAATGTACTGATGAGGTAAGTATGATGGAAAGAATATTATTCTACCAGGTTTAACTTGGTAATTTATTTGAGAACTAGCATGAGTTACTTTTGTTTTATCTTTTTCTGGTAACAAATTCATAACGTTGCCTGGTCTTGGATCTTCAAACATAGGCAAAGATGTAGACTCATCTGCTTTTAAAAAATAAAAACCAGAAATGTGGCCGTTCCAATGTGTGTGTAATGTATGATGTCCACCACCTTTTTTTGCAAATTCTTGTACCCACATTTCTGTAGTAAATAACTGATGACCAGACATATCAAAACCCATTTCACCTAATAAGTTATGTGCTGTTGCACCTATATAATTTTGTAATTCTGCAAAGTTAGGATCTCCTATTAATGATGTAGAATGAAATACATGACCCATGTCTCCTTTGTCCCCAAACTTTTTATTACGTTTATCAATGGCTGGTTTTGACATTTTCTTTGATGCTTCAATATATTTGTCTGATGCTTTATTTAAACTATCTACAAATTTTGGTTCATCTGCAAACCATATAGGACATTTAAAAAATTCTTCTAATTGTAATTGTTTAGGATATCCATCTGCACTACCACATGACATCTCTTCTAATCTTTTTCTTGTTTTTTGTTTTTTAGTTTTTTTCTTTTTCATATTTTTCCTTTATTGAAATGGGTATCCTAAGTTCCATATTACTAAACTGTTTCTTTCTCCACTTTTAACAGGACATACTCTATGCCATACAAACGAAGGAAATACAACCAATGATCCTTTAGGTAATATTTCTTTACATTTAACTGGTTTTCTAGGTTTGTCAGGATCTAGATTTCTAAAATCAAATTCTAGCTCTCCACCTTTGTAATCTTTTGGATCTGATAATGTAACTGTTACAGATAATTTTCTAATTTTACCATGCGATGGATCATTAGCTTCTCTTTGATATGGTCTATCCCAACTATCACAATGCCAATCATAATACTGACCTTTTTTATATTTTGTAAACTGACAAGACTCTGAATAGTCCCATTTATAATTCCAACCTGCACTAGCATTTGCTTGATGTACATAAGGTTGAATTTCTTTATATATCCATCTATCATTCATCCAAACAATATTAGAATCTCTTTTCTTTTTTAAATCTTTAATTTGTTTTTGATTTAATTTTTTGTCACCAAAACCACCGGTAACTGCCATTTGTTCCTGCATTTGATGACCATATCTTGCAATGTCATCACATATTCTATGTGGAATAACTGATTGAAAATACCAATAATAATTTGTAAGGTTCATATGTCTTTATAAAGACAGTATAAAATAATATTAACTTATTGTCAATGTTCCTGAAACTGTAAAGGTTGCAATTTTTTGTCCACCCGGAGCTGTACTTGTAGAGTTAGTTCCAGGAGCAACAGATAATGTTCTAGCACTTGGTGCTCTAACAACTACTATTCCACTACCACCCGCTCTTCCAATTTGAGGTCCGTCTTGGTCACCACCTCCACCACCACCAGTATTAGCTGTACCTGCTGTAGCATTTGAACTTCCACCTTGACCTGTACTACCTGTTCCACCACCACCAGCACCACCTGGGGCAACAGTACCTGTATATTGGGCACCACCACCTCCACCACCACCTCTTTGTACGCATGATCCTGTAATTCCTGAAGTTGCTCCTGCACCACCAGTACCACCTCTTCCTGAAGCTCCTGTAGGAGATGGACTTGAAGGAGAACTTGGCGCATTACTACCTACTGCTCCTGCACCACCTCCACCACCACCAGCTCTACGAAGTGAGCTACCACCAGCATGACCTTGACCTGGAGGACTAGCTGTACCACCCGAACCTGTAGGGGACGAGTCAGTGTTTCCTGCTCCACCACCAGAACCACCGGGTCCACCTGTTCCACCTTCTTGTGCTCCACCACCACCACCGGTTGAGGTAATACCTCCAAAACTTGAATCATTTCCTGGATTTGCTGTGTTAGGTATGGAAGACGGAGAACATGCACCACCTGCTCCAATTACAATTGAATGTGATACAAATCCTTCTAATGTTAAAGCTGCTACTCCAGAGCCAAATGGAGATACTGTATAACAACCAGTAGAACTACCAGCTGATTCTTTGTAACCACCAGCTCCACCTCCACCACCTCTTTTACTACCACCAGAACCACCACCTGCTATTACTAAATAATCTATTCCTGCAAACTCTGCATAGAAAGGCCATGTTCCACATTTCTGTGCTTGGAATTGACTTTGCATTGACCACACACCACTTGCTTTATTTAATTCTTTTACGACAACTATGCCTGAACCACCTGCACTTGATCCACCATTAGGACCTGCAGCACTTCCAGAACCTCCACCACCACCTGTATTTGCAGTAGCATTACATGCGGCAGAACATCCTAATCCTGCTGTAGCTCCTCCACCTAAACCACCTGTACCTAATCTTGAAGGAACTGAAGGACCATTAATTCCTCCACCGCCACCACCACCAACAGCAGCTACGGGTGCTCCTGGATAAGTTGTACTTATTGAAATTCCTGCTCCACCATCACCTGCATCACCTGCGCAACCAGCGTCAGCATTTCCACCAACAGCAGTAAAACCACCACCTCCACCACCTTGTTGATTTCCTCCAGTTCCACCAGTGTTTCCTTGAGGGGGAGTTGTCGGAGGAGTATTTCCTGTACCACCATTTTTATTTGGTGAACTACATCCAGCTCCACCACCACCTGAACCACCTGGTGCATCACCGGGAACAGAAGAAGATGTTCTACTAATACCACCTCCACCACTTTCAGCTGTGTATGTTGTACATCCTATTACTAAACTTGAATCTGCGCCTTTACCACCATTACCACAAGAACTTGGTCCTGCTGATCCACCAGCTCCAACAACTACTGCTCCTAAAGCAGTGCTACCAGAAACAGGTATATCTGTAAGACATCTAACACCACCAGCTCCACCACCGCCACCAACTATTCCACCACCGCCACCGCCACCGGCAACAACAATAGCATTAACTAATCTTGTGCCTGATTGTGTAGTAACTATACTAGGTGAACTAGATGTTTTAGATGTAACTGTGTTTTTTCCAAACGAAGTGTTATTCGCTTTTCCTAAAATACCACCATTTGATGAGCCAGATCTTGGCATGTTAGTGTCCTCCTATGCGGACACCCAAGCTGTGCCGTTCCAATCGTAGATTGTTGGTGTTTCCGCTTCGTCGTTAGTTTTTGTTGCTTCCCAACCTTTAGTGTTGTCAGCATTATATTTTGTTTCGTTCCAAACAATTAAATATCTCCATACAGATGGATCAGCTCCATCATTTAAAATTGTTGGATAAGTTATAGGTGCTTGCCAATCATCATTTGAATCTAATGACCATGAAGCAAAAGGTTGTTGGTCTAAAAATTTATTTTTTACAGGATCATAAATATCTCCTATGCCTGCATATTTTTTTCTAAAATTATGATTGTAAGAAGTTTGTTTCCAAATTCCACCATTAAAAAAATTAATACACCATGTTTCTCCATCAACATGTTCATCTGATGGAACTACATCATTTCCTACAACTACTACTCTTTGTACTACTTGATGTGAATCTGACGTAAATCCAGTAGGATCTGTTAATGCTTTTAATTCTGCGAAATGTGCCATATTTTTTACTCCTTAAAAGTTATATTTATAATTTAATTTTTCTATACTGTCAACGTTCCAGATACAGTAAATGTAGCTACTTTACATCCACCTGCAGGGCCTGGTAATGTTGCAATACTATTAGTACCTGGTGCAACTGATGCACTTGTTGATCCTGGCATTCTTAAAATAACTATTCCTGATCCACCTGCTCCTGAAGATGTGCCACAATAAGGCATACCTGGTCCTTCAGCTCCACCACCACCTCCACCACCAGTATTTACTGTACCGGCTACACCGGCTGTGCCAGGGAAAGCTCCACCAGCTCCA